TTTTTTTTTTTTTTTTTTTTTTTTTTTAAAAGAATAAAGTGAAATAGACCCTGGATACCCTGTCTTTCTAGTGGTTGGGCTCTCAAAAAACACTACATCTAGTAGGTCAAAATATTGTGGGCGTTTTTAATTGGGTTTGTGCATTAGTATATGTATGAGTCAATACGTGTACCAAATCCACGGAGCATTGGAAAATGCAGAGGGCCAGTTCAAAGGGCTAAGGGTTTTGGTATGCGACTTATACAATTTCGAGTCTGTGGATGTCCCAGTCGAAATACTAGACAATGAAACGGCAAAGTATATCCAGTTTCGCTTAAAAGTAACAACCCAGCCATTGGATATTCAAAAGCTACCCGTTTCAGTTCAAAACCGAATCAGAGGGCCGTTAGGGCACTGGTTAGATTATTGGGTGACTAAAAACTTCTATGGCGGTCCTAGCAAATCAAAAGATACTAACGCTTGATTATTGGAAAAGAGCAGACCAGGTCCAAGAAGGCGACCTGTTACTAGACCGCAATGGTCAACCTGCCAAAGTAACCTTAGTCCAAAAATACACCCCACCACATTGCTATGAGGTTTTATTCAACGACCACCTGACCATAGCTGGAGATGATAAGCTGGGGTTTGTGGTTGAGACACACCTTGACCGCTGCAAAGAATCCCAATACAAAGGGCTACGTCCTAGAGAACGCCAATACCGGGTCAAGCAAATCTCAGACCTACTTATTGAACCCCTGCATAACCCAGTCCAGCATCATTTTATCTATTCAGTTCCAACAACCAAACCCTTACAGCTGCCACACCAAGACTTACCAGTGCCGCCGTTTATTTTTGGGTTCTGGTTCTTTAACCGTAAGAAGCGCAAACAGATGGTAGCATTCCAGGACTTCCAAGATGACATACATCAGGCCTTTAGAGATGCTGGATATCGTGTTAAACTAGGGTGTAAAATAAAACAATTGCGCTATGAGTTTACAACAACCCCTACAATCGAGTCCCAGCTCGCACCTAATGTGCCAGTTCGTATCCCAAACAACTATCTCATGGGTTCGTATGAGCAAAGACTTGAATTGCTCAAAGGAATACTGCAAGCTAAACACCGGCAATACAATCCACGCACTAAAGTGTTTAGAATAACAAACATGAACGAGGCTTTAGTACGTCAATGTCAATGGTTAGTGGAATCGTTGGGCCATAAAACCACGTTTTTCTCCAACGACCAGGTTAAAAATCACACCCTTACGTTTAAATCTCGCTTAAATTTGATACCCAACCAAATTCCCCCAATCAAAAAACGCGTGTTAGCCCGCCGTCAGATCAGAGAGATCTACGAAATCCAGCAACAACCTTGCGTTCACATTGAAACCACTGGAGATCGTGGTACGTTTTCAGTAGGAGAAGGATTTATTTCATGCCTTTAACAGCAAAACAAGAGCTAGTCCTTAAAAAATTTGCTCAAAACAATAAACACTGGCCCAAACAGCAGCTAGAAGCGGCTATGTGGCAAGTAAAATGGCAGATTCAAGCCCTGCCACACCAAAGGGAGCCAGAAGATGGAGAATATGACACGTTCCTTATGCTTGCCGGTCGTGGATCTGGCAAGACGCACACTGCCTCTCATTGGATTGGTATTCGTGCTTGGAAATACGACAACACACGCTGGCTCGTCACAGCCCCAACCTCAAACGATATCCGAGCCACATGTTTCGAAGGGGATAGTGGACTCCTTAATATCATCCCACCCAGCATTATCAGGGATTACAACAAGTCGCTCTTTGAAATCACCCTTACCAACGGCTCCATTATCCAGGGAATCCCCGCCTCCGAACCGGAACGCTACCGTGGTAAACAATTCCACGGTGCCTGGTTCGACGAGCTCTGCGCATTCGACTACCTCGACGAAGCCTACGACGGTGTGCAGTTCACGTTGCGTCTTAAAGATCCCCGCATCCCCAGAGTCCAGCAAATCATCACCACAACCCCCAAGCCAAAAGAACTAATTGTAGATCTTAACGAGGGAAAAATTGGTGGCGATGTGTATGTGGTCAACGCTTCGTCCTTTGACAACCGAGAAAACCTATCTGAAACCTTCTTCAAGCAGTTAGAAACATACGAAGGCACCGACATGGGCCGCCAAGAGATCTATGGCGAGATCTTGGACCCAGAAGCATCTGGTATTGTCAAACGTAAATGGTTTAAAATGTGGCCAGCCTCAATGCCAACCCCAGACCTTGAGTATGTTATTGTCAGCTACGACCCAGCTACCTCAGAAAAAACAACCAACGACCCAACCGCATGTACGGCGTGGGGAATTTTTGAAAAGCAAGACGCTGGTACTTGCATTATAATGTTGGATGCTTGGGATCATCACTTAAATTATCCTGAGCTGCGCAGAAAAGTAATTGACGACTACAAAGAAGTTGTTTACGGTGCAGATAACGACTTTGCTAAAGGCAAAAAAGCTGACATGGTGCTAATGGAAGACAAATCCGCTGGTATTTCCCTGATCCAAGAACTTCAAGGCTCTGGAATCTATGTGCAAGGTTACAATCCTGGACGCGCAGATAAAGTCCAGCGTCTAAACATTGTAGCCCCCTTGATTGCCAAAGGAAAAGTTTACATTCCGGAAGATCCTGTCAAAAAAGGCGAGTTTGCAGACTGGTCTAAGCGATTCATTCGGCAGGTATGCTCATTCCCAGAAGCAGGCGGCCATGATGACTATGTTGATTCCCTTTCACAGGCCCTGCGTGTGCTACGTGACTCCGGCTGGGTCAATTTAGACCCCATCCCAGCCAGGGATTACGATTATGCGGACCAGGACCCATCTTGCCGCGGTGCAAATCCATATGCACAATGAGGGCGGAAACAGCCTTATTTGTGCATTAGTATAAATAGGAACAATATCCAACATAAGACCCTATGGCAAATCCCCAATTACCAATCCAAGCAGGTTCCGCACTTCCAAGCCTTGATCGTGAGGAAGATGTACAACAAGCTGCGGATCAAGATGAAGATATCGAGCAGCTTGAAAAAGCGCTTGGTTTGGATTCCGATGAAGCCGAACAAGAAGTTATTGAACTTGAAGACGGTTCTGTTGTAATCAACTATCAAGAAAAGAAAAGCCCAAAACAAGACCCAGAGTTCTATGAAAACCTGGCTGAAGTTTTGGATGAAGGTGTACTTTCCAACTTGGCAAACGAGTATCTTGACTACATTGACGTAGACAAAGAAGCTCGCAGTGAAAGAGACAAACAGTACGAAGAAGGTCTTCGTCGTACAGGACTAGGTAAGGACGCACCTGGAGGAGCCACGTTTGACGGAGCTTCCAAAGTCGTCCACCCCGTTATGGCAGAAGCATGCGTTGACTTTGCTGCGTCTGCTGCTAAAGAACTTCTTCCACCAGATGGTATTGTTAAATCAAATATCAAAGGCGATGCAGACCGCATCAAAGAAGAAACAGCAAACCGTAAAGTATCATTCCTAAATTGGCAACTTTCTGAGCAGGTACCCGAGTACCGCGACGAAATGGAGCAGCTGCTCACCCAACTTCCACTTGGCGGATCACAGTATCTCAAGTGGCGCTTTGATGATGAACAAAAACGTCCTCTGTGCGAATGGGTTCCAATTGACAACATTATTCTTCCTTACGCCGCAACCAACTTCTACACTGCACAGCGTGTAGCAGAGCAGCAAGACATTACAGAAGACACATATCAAAAGCGTATTGACGACGGCACATACCGTGACCTCGATAATCTCAATTACAGCTCAGACGCACCACTAACAGATCAAACTCGTTCTGAAGTAGCGAACAACAAGATTGAAGGCAAACGTGAACCTTCCAAAAACATTGATGGATTGCGTCGTGTTTATGAAATTACTTGTTACTTACGCTTAGAAGAAGATCCGTTAACTGATGGTCGTCGCGCCCCCTACATTTTAACAATTGATGAGTCAAGCGGTGATGTCTTGGCTCTTCGCCGTAACTGGGAAGCCAATGATGAGAAACTCGAAAAACTGGATTGGTATGTTGAGTTCAAATTCATTCCTTGGCGCGGTGCTTATGCTATTGGTCTCCCCCATCTTATTGGTGGCCTCTCTGCTGCTCTTACTGGTTCTCTACGTGCTCTGCTTGATGCTGCTCATATCAACAACAGTCAGACAATGCTTAAACTCAAAACTGGACGAGTTAGTGGCCAGTCTGACAGAATTGAACCAACCCAAGTAATTGAAGTAGAATCTGGCCCCGGCATTACTGACATCCGTCAGATTGCTATGCCAATGCCGTTCAATCCACCTTCGTCAACTCTGTTTGATTTATTAGGTTGGTTAACAAACGCAGCAAAAGGTGTAGTTACAACGGCGGAAGAAAAGATTGGTGAGATTAACTCCAATGCTCCAGTCGGTACAACACAAGCTCTGATTGAGCAAGGCGCTAAAGTATTCTCTAGCATCCACGCTCGCTTACATCGTTCGCAAGCTAAATCCCTAGCAATTATTTCTCGTCTAAATCACTGGTATTTAGAAGAGATGGACAACGAGTCCGGCTCTGAAGTTAAAGTACGTGACTTTGCTTATAACAACGATGTACGTCCAGTTTCAGACCCTAACATTTTCTCTGAGACCCAGCGTTTAGCACAGAACCAAGCCCTGTTACAAATGGCTACCTCTGCGCCCCCTGGTATGTTTGACATTCGCGCTGTGTATCGCCGTGTGTTAGGCCAGCTCAAAGTGCCTTCAGTAGATGAAGTGTTACCAAACCCATTAGGTGCTAAAGAATCTAACCCAGCTCTTGAGAACGTCTCAATGACTATGGGCCGTCCAGCAGCTGCTTACCCAGACCAGGACCATTTAGCCCATATCAAGATTCACTTAGAGTACGCAATGAACCCAGCCTACGGTGGCAACCCCGTAATTGGGCCAACATTTGCACCACAAGCCTTGCAGCATATCAAGCAGCACTTGACATTGCACTATCTGCAGTCTGTTCGCGGTTATGTAGCTCAGGCTTCAGACAATGGTAAAGATGTGTTTGATCTGCATCAAGAAAAACCAATGACACAGCAAGCGCAACAAGCTATTGCATTGGCTTCACAGTTGGTAAACGAAGAGTCACAGCAAGATCTTGGACCATACATCCAGCAGATCCAACAGTTGTCACAAAAAGTCCAACAGATGCAACAAGCTCAGCAGCAGTCTGCTATGATGGCTGACCCAACAGCTGCAGTAATTCTCAAGACCCAAATGGCTGAGACTCAACGCAAACAGCAAGAAGCTCAAGCTAAGATGCAACTTGACTTACAAAAAGCACAACAAGAGTACCAGATCAAAGTGGCTCAGTTGCAACAGCAAGTTCAAGAGTTGGCAGCTAAGTACACAACCCAATCTAATATCGATAGCCAACGTAATGCTACAGATATTGCAATGGCTAATATCAACAACTCTGCTAAAGAGCGTGTTGCAATGATTAGCGCTGGCGCCGCAATGGACCAGCAACAAGCTAAGTTAGAACATGAGCAAAACATGTCTGCAATGGAAGCTACTATGGCTGCCGAACAAGATATCCGCCAACATGGATTAGAAGTTCAGCAGCAAGCATTCGAGCAGCAAGCCGCCCAGGTTCAAAACAATATTGAGGCACAGAATCAAGCCACAATGGCACAGCAGCAACAAGCACAAGCTGCACAAGCGCATCAACAGGGCTTACAACAAGCCGATCAACAGCATCAACAACAGTTAGCCCAAGCAGACCAGCAGCATCAACAACAGATGCAGCAAATGCAAGAGCAACAAGCAGCACAACCACAGCAACAACCACCCACAGAGGAAGCATAATGGCAACTAAAAAACAAGACGGCGGAGAATTAGGTTTCAAAAAAGCCTATAAAATGACCGGTACTCCCGGTTACGCTGGCGGCCCAGATCAAAAAGTAGAAACTGGTGCATCCGGTAGCAAACGCGCTAATAACGCAGTATTAAACCAAAATAAAGTTAAATCAAGCAAAGTTGGTCCAGATAAGAATCTGAACGAAATTGGCGGCGGTAACTTTTATTAAAATTTGGGGCGGGTTTTTTAATATTTTTGCATTAGTATAAATATGAAGGACCCAATCTCAGAATTTATTGGCCGCTTGAAAGAAGCTGGCGACGAATTGAGTCAGGCTATTACAGCTGGCGTCAATATCCACTCGTTCGATGACTATCGGGCAATGGTGGGTAGGCATGAGGGCTTAATGGAAGCTCTTGATATTTTAAACAACCTCTTGCAGGAGGATAGCGAGGCTGAATAGCCTAAAGGAGCACTGAATAGTGTTTGATTTAATGCAAAATGACGAACCTGATACAAGATCTGAAGCAGAATGTTTTCCAGATATTGATCATGGAGTTGAAGTAGCTGGAGACCGTGTTTTAGTCCAACTAAGACGCGAAAAGTCAACCAGTAAGGGCGGAATCATCCTAGTTGATGAAACCAGACAGACGTTAAGATTCAATGAAACCGTTGCTAAGGTTCGCCAAATTGGCCCCCTAGCATACAAGTCACCAGATGACTTAACACCGTGGGTTGAAGGACCCTGGTGTAAAGAAGGCGACTTAGTTCGTACCATTAAATACGGTGGCGATCGTTTCATAGTGCAACCAGATGATGAGGGCTCCCCAGTGGTGTTCATTACCATCCAGGCACGTGAAGTCATCTCTCGCATCAAGTCGTTTGAGCATGCGCAGAAGATGAAAGCGTTTGTAGATTAACTTTTGAAAGAAAAGTATGGCAGAAAATGAAAAAGATATTCCTGTAAAAGAACAGGATGATGGGACAGCGCTAGTAGCATTAGAAGAGCACCCAGAAGATCTTTTAGTTCTTGAAGAAGGCGAAGAGGCCGAAAAAGAG